GAGGAGAAACAAGAATTAATTGCAAGTAAGGTTAAAGGTCAATTAACCGGTAGTGGTGGAGATCCGGTTATCGTATCATTTAATAATTCAGAAACGGAAAAAACAACAGTTGATTCTATTCCTTTAAACGATGCACCGGCACATTATTCATATTTGTCTGAAGAATCAAGAGGTAAAATTTTACTTGGTCATCGTGTAACATCTGGGTTATTATTTGGTATTCAAACATCAAACGGATTCAGCTCAAACGCAGATGAATTAAAGAATGCATCTGTATTATTTGATAACACCGTAATAGTTCCATTTCAAGAGACTATTTTAGACGCCTTAGATCAGATATTAGCATTTAATCAAGTTAGTTTAAACTTAAAGTTTATTCCTCTTAACATCTTAGATGCAACAGGCGATTTAACAGGCTCAAGTGCAAGCAATGCAGTTATAGATTCAATCAATTCGCTAAGCCCATTAGTAGCAAATAAGGTTTTGGAATCAATGACAGCTAATGAGATAAGGGATTTAGTAGGATTAAAAGCCGAGTTGGGTGGATCTGATTTGCCAACTGTACCAACAATGTTATCTAAGCATTTAGATGATTTAGATTTGTCACAGTTTGGCGAAGATTTAGATTCTGCAGAATGGGAATTAGTAGATAGTAGAAAGGTTGACTATGATAGCGAGGATTCATTAGATGCAGAATTAGAGCGTTTAAATAATCCAAAAAAATCAATGCTATCAAAGGTTTATGATTTTGTTACAACAGGTGTTGCAAGACCGAATGCAACAAGTAAGATAGATGGTGTTTTATTTGTTTCGAGATATCGTTACAATGGACAAACAACAAGTAAAAGCAGACCATTTTGTAAGAAAATGACAGCATTGAATAAGCTATACCGTAAGGAAGATATAATTACAATGGGTAAAAAAGACACAACAAATCCCGGCTGGGGTCCTGAAGGAGTTGATCAATATTCTATTTGGTTTTATAAGGGTGGCGGTGCATGTCATCATTTTTGGACAAGAGAAACATATCGAAGAATAGGATCATTCAATAAAGCTGGTAATAATAAGACAGAAGTAACACCATCACAAGCGAGAAAAGAAGGTGAAATTGTTCCAACTGTTGATAGTCCTTTAGTTTACACTAAACCAATAGACATGCCTTATCAAGGTTTTTTACCAACTAATCCACGATTTAACAAAGATTAATATGGCACAAGCACTTTTTGTTAGTCGTGAGGACATCGTAAAATATACAGCTTTATCTGGTAATGTTGATGTAGATAAATTTATTCAATTTGTTAAGATAGCACAAGATATTCACATTCAAAATTATTTAGGTTCAAAGCTATTTGATAAAATAAATGATGGTATAGTTGCAGGTAATTTATCATTAGCATATACAACGCTTTTAAACACTTATATCAAGCCAATGGTAGTTCATTGGTCAATGGTGGAATTTATGCCATTTAGCGCATACACATTCGGTAATAAGGGGGTGTATAAACATAGTTCAGAGAATAGCGAAAACGTAGATAAGACTGAAATAGATTTCTTAATTGAAAAAGAACGTTCTATTGCTGAGCATTACACAAGACGATTCATTGATTACATGAGTTTTAACCAATCACAATTTCCAGAATATAATACAAATTCAAATGATGACATGTATCCCGATAAAGAAGCCGATTTTGGTGGTTGGTACTTATAAAGCCAAAAAAGAAAACATTATTAAATTAAAGATTTATTTAAAAAAAATAAAAGATGGGGCTGGACTTTAAGCATATTAAAGGAGATACATTTGAAGCGGTTAATTTTGCAATGACTACGGGACTTATTCCGGTAGCTATTGATTTGACAGGTGCGGTAATTAAGATGCAATTAAGAAAACAATCTTGTGATATCGTCAAAGCTTTATCCTTAACATCTGTATTAAGTGCAGGTTTAACAATTACCAATGCGGCAGGTGGCTTGTTTAAAATTAATAAGCAGATTATCAATATAGATCCGTTTAATTACGTTTATGATATTGAAATAACTTTTCAAAGCGGAGTTGTTAAGACATACATTTCTGGATTCTTTAACGTTACACCTGATATAACAAGATAATGAGCGACATCATAGATATAAACGTTTACGAAACTACTGAAGATGTAACAATCAACGTTACAGAAGAAGTTATAGAGGTTAATATAAATCAAGTTAGTTCCGGATCGATTGGCGCATGGGGTTCTATCATTGGAGATATTGCAGACCAAACAGATTTACAGAACGCATTAGATTTAAAAGTTGATAAAGTAGCAGGTAAAGAACTAAGTGAAAACGATTTTACCGATATATTAAAAACTAAGCTTGATGGAATACAAGATGGTGCCGAAGTAAATGTAAATGCTGATTGGAATTCCGTATCTGGTGATAGTGAAATATTAAACAAACCAACAATCCCCAGCATTGCAGGATTAGCAACAGTTACATATGTAGATAATCAAGATGCTTTAAAAGAAGATGATTTAGGCAATCCTTTAGTCGATGGTTATGTTTTAGCTTCTACTGTTGCAGGTGTTCGGTCATGGGTTGAACAAAGCGGTGGCGGCGGTGGAGCAGTTGATTCTGTTAACGGTCAAGTAGGTGTTGTGGTTTTAGACGCAGATGATATAGATGATAGTACAACAGTTAATAAATTTGTAACTGATGCTGATTTAACTATATTATCAAACACAAGCGGAATTAATACAGGTGATCAAGATTTAAGCGGTTTAGTACCTTATACTGGCGCAACATCAGATGTTAATTTAGGGGAGTTTGGATTACAAACCGGAAATATAGAATTTGATTTAACACCAACATCAGCGCCAACAACAGTTGGAAGCATGGTTTGGAATGATAATGCCGGAACGCTTGATTTAAAGCTAAAAGGTGGGAATGTAACATTACAGATAGGGCAAGAAACTGTCGCAAGAGTAGTGAATAAAACTGCTACTAATATAACTTTATTAGAGGCTAATTATCAGGTTGTAAGAATAACAGGCGCACAGGGTGGTAGACCAAAGGTAGATTTAGCTTTGGCAAATAATGATGCAAATAGCACTACTACTTTAGGAATTGTTACAGAAACTATTTTAAACAACCAAGAAGGATTTATAACCACAAGCGGACAAGTACAAGGTATTAACACAACCGGAACCTTACAAGGCGAAACCTGGGCGGATGGTGATATTGTATATCTTAGCGGAACAGTTGCCGGTAGGTTGACAAATATTAAACCAGTGGCTCCTATTCATACCGTAATAATGGGCATTGTTGAATATGCACATATCACACAAGGCAAGATTTTTGTTAAGGTAGACAACGGCTATGAATTATCAGAGTTACACGATGTTAGTGCTATTGCTCCGAATAATAACGAGGTATTGACTTATGATACAGCTACTTTATTATGGAAGCCTAAAACGGTATCTACTGCATTAGGTTATACACCAGAAAATCAAGCTAATAAAGAAAACACAACTTTAGATAATTCCTCTACTAAATACCCTACTAACAACTTAGTAAAAACAAATATAGATTTAAAGGTTGATAAAGTTACCGGGAAAAGCTTAATATTAGATACCGAAATAACAAGATTAGCGGCTATTACCGGAACCAATACAGGTGACGAAACAACTTTATCTATTCAAACAAAAAGACCTTTAAAAACTATTGAAGGGCAATCTTTAGAGGGTGTTGGTAATATTGATTTAACAAAGTCAGATGTTGGGTTGTCAAACGTAGATAATACCAGCGATTTATTAAAACCTATTTCTACTGCTACTCAAACGGCTTTAAATTTAAAACAGGATACTTTAACCAATCCAATAACAGGTACAGGCACAACAAATAGGATTCCTAAATTCACTGGTACAAGTGCATTAGGAGATAGTCAGATTACTGATAATGGCACAAATGTAGGTATTAAAAACCCTTCACCAAGTCAAGATTTAACATTAGGCGTTTTAGCAAGTGGAATAAAAAGATTTCATATACCTGGGACTTATAATTTCGATGGTTCATATTTAAGTAATTACGATGCAAACGGCGGAGGGAAGCTTGAATTAATATCACATAATTCATTAACATTAGCTTCTGGCTGGCGTGTTGGTAGTCATTCAGATGTAAGTTCTCAAGCTTTAACTTTTTCGTTTTCTAATTCAGTTGCAAGTTATGGATCATTAACCTATGGCACACCTGCATTAAGTATTACAACAGCTAATGCAGCAACTTTCGCATCTACTTTACAAGCTACGAGATTAGGCTTAGGAGCAGCAGCTAACTTAGCATCTTATCTTAACGTAATAGCTAATACATCAACAGTAGGACAAATTTACTTCCCTCCAAGTGCGGTTGATTATACTGGTACTTTGTCTGGTATGCTATGGAATAACACAAGTGAATGGAAGTTCTACGATGGCGTTTTAAGTTCCGTTAACAGACTATTAAAACTAAATGGCAATACTGCTTTAGCAAATGCAAATGCTTTAAACGTTGTAACATCAACAGGAACAGGCGGGAACTTAGGAACTTTAAAAGCAGAGGTAGCATTCAGCAGATTTGCAACTGCCGTTAGTTACACTATATTATTAACGGATGTTGGTTTTGGTTGGGTAATAGCAGTTACAAGTACAGCAGCAGCAAGGACAATCACTTTACCCTTAGCGAATGCAGTACCAGCAGGATGGCAGATAACAGTTAAGGATGAAAGCGGTGGAGCTTTAACTAATAACATTACAATATCAAGATCAGGAAGTGATTTAATAGATGGCGCTACAAGTAACGCTATAAACTTGAATTACGGAAGTAGAACCTTGTATAGTGATGGTGTTTCTAAATGGTTTTTAATTTAATTATATGTTACAAGTATTAGATTCAGATAGTTCTAAGATTATAGAAGCAGTAAGAAGCACAGGTGTTGTTGTTACAGAAGCTATGCGTTTATATGTAGATTACATAGTTTCTAATATGAAAGCTATTGGTACGTGGGACTTGTGTAATGCTGTATACGGATTTGTAGGAGGAACAGCTGATTCACATAAATGGAACTGGAAGGATTTAAGAGATGTTGATGCTGCTTTTAGATTGACTCCTTCAAGCGCAACAACAGCTCATTATACTCATAATTCAAATGGTGTTAAATCAAATAATGCATCAGCATGGTTTTCAACTAACTTAATAGCAAATCAACTTATTACCGATAACAATCATTTAAGTTTATATGTAAATACAAATATATCTAATGTAGCTATACAGTTAGGTTTTTTAGAGGCTATTTTACCCTCAAGACAATCATTTCTTTATTTAAGAACAAATGCAGCAAGTGGTTACACGAGTTCTGGGGCAGGATTAAATGACCAATTTAATGTGTCAAATTACGGGTCTATTAAAGGTTATAATTTAGGAAATACGCCATCTGTTGGAGTAAGGCAATTATATAATAATGGAATAAAAAAAGTTGAAACATCCACAGCGGATAGAGGAACTAATATAGATGTTAACACAGCTTTAACATTTCTATCGGTAGGTAGCTCAACAGATATAGTTAATACTTTTCAATTTACATCAATAGGAGCAGGCTTAACAGAATTACAAGCTACCCAACAATCCCAAATAGTAACTAACGCACAAAACATACTTAACAGAGCATAATGATTATAATCAATAATACAGCTAACTATATTTTAGATGTAGATGCTTCTAGAGTAATTGAAGCGGTAAGAAGCACAGGGGTAACAATTACGCCTGCTATGCGACACTATGCGCATTATTTGATTAGCAACATGAAAAATATTGGAACGTGGCAGAATAGTAACGCTGTTTATGGATTTGTAGGAGGCACAGCTGATTCTCACAAGTTTAACTGGAAGGATTTACGGGATGTAGATGCTGCTTTTAGGTTGACTTATGAGGGTAGTCAAACCAATGATTCAAACGGTATAAAAAATAATTCATCAGCGGCAGGTAATGCTTTATTGACTTATTTAAATAGTTCAAATGGGTTTAATTATAATAACTTTCATTTTGCATTATATACAAATCAAGCATCCGGAACTGTATCCTCTGATGATATTGGAATGGTTGGGTTAAGTAGCGGTGCTGAGGCTTATGTAATGGCTAACAATATTAATGGAACAACACAAAGATTTGTATGTAATCCCGGAGCTAATATATCTTTAACTTCAAGCAAAAAAACAGGTTTCTTTTATGGAGGAAAATTAAATACATCTGTTAAATTTTTAACAAATAATATATTTAATACTGCAACTGGCACTGTAAGCTCAACAACTTCACCTGTTTTAAATATAAGGATAGGCACAAGAACAACTGCTTTAAATAGTTTTGAAACATTATCATCTTTATCCAGATATTCGTTTGCATCAATAGGTCAAAGTTTCACCGATACCCAAGCTCAACAACAAAGTCAAATAATAACAAACGCACAAGCAATTTTAAACAGATTATGATAAACATAAAAAACGTAACGATAGGATTCAATCAAATAGCTAATGCTGTTGAATTAGTACAAGGTGGCTATATTTTAGGAAGCAAAGAAGGATGCAAAGTAAAGGTTAACTTCTTTGAAGATGTTAACTTAAAAACACAAGTAGTGGTAGTTATACCTTCGGAATTAGTAGCGGAATGGACAGATGACCAGCCATTGATAGACTACGTTTTAAATGAATTAGGTCTTATTGTTAAACCTAATGAAGAAGTATTTTAGTAATGATTGAAAACTTTGAAAAACATCCTTTGGCATCAGGCTTACTATCTGCTGGTTCAAGTGTAGGGTTAAGTATTGTTAGTATTTTATCAAATGAGCAAACAGTAAGACTATTGGGATCTATTGGTGCATTACTTGGTATATCGTTAACGTGCTTATCTATTTTCGTAACGATTAAAAAAATGATTAAGGAATGGCGACAAGATTAAAATTAACCGAAAACTTTAATATAGAAGAATTTGATTGTAATGATGGTACAAAAGTACCAAATCAATATATTTCTAATGCTAAAAAAGTAGCTCAAAACTTACAAGTGTTAAGGGACTATTTAGGCGAATCTGTAAGTATTACCGGAAGCGGATACAGAACGAAAGAACATAACGACAAAGTAGGAGGCGCAAAAGAAAGCCAGCATTTAACAGCAAATGGTGCAGATATAAACTCTAAAAACAAAACACCAAAGCAATTAGCCGCAATCATTGAGAAGTTGATTAAAGCTGGTAAGATGGAGGAAGGCGGAATAGGTATTTATAAAGGTTTTGTACATTACGATAGAAGGGGAACAAAGGCGAGATGGTAGAGTTAAAAACACGATGGAAAAAAGAATCACCTTTATTTTTTAAGAAATTAGCTAAAATAGGTAATTGGTTAACTGCCTCTGGAATATCTATCATTTCAGTGCCGGCATTGATTAAAGAGGCTAACCCAGAAGCTGATTTTAACCTTGCTTTATTGGGTAGTGCGGCTTCTTATATGGTGCTTGCTGGAATTTTAATTTCAATTATTAGTAAATTAACAATTAAATAGTTTACATTTGATTAAAATTTACTAAATATGCCATTCATAAAAAACAAACAAAGCCGGTACAGGCTTAATGAAAAAGAAGTGATTGCATTGAATTTACCTGTTAATTTAAGAAATAGGTACAGACTTAACAAAAGCCAAGAAAAGCAATTATCTATCTTAAGAGTTGGAAAACATCAAATAAAAAGACTGTTTTTTGACATTGAAACATCGCCTAACATCGGATATTTCTGGCGAGCAGGGTACAAATTAAACATCGGACCTGAAAATATTATCGAAGAAAGAAAGATAATTTGCATCAGCTACAAATGGGAGCATGAAGATTCAATAACAACATTAACATGGGATTCAAATCTTTGTGATAAGCAAA